GGAGTAGTTGGGGGACTTTCAATGCTTTTGAAAATTTCAAAAGAAGCAGAGAAATATAGAAAGGAAGAAGATGAGTAAAGAAATAAAGATAATCAAGGCTAAAATCAAAACTCGTTTGATTGAGATGGATATGACTCAAGCCGAATTGGCAAAACAAGTATCTGTATCATCATCAGTTATTTCAGAGTTACTGAAATATGGCAAAGGAAGTGATTATGTGAAAGAAAAAGTCGTAGATATTTTGGGTATTGAAAACCCTTGGAGAAATCACTGAGAGGTGAATACATGCAAGCGAAAATAATACTGAATTGGCAGAAGAAAAATCACCAACTTAGTCAGATGATGATCGATAGTCTTGAGGGACTAGATGTTTGGGAAACTATTTTAACACTAGGAAAAGTAAGAAGAGGAACATTATGAACAACGCAGCGCAAAAAGTAACACGGATTGACAAAGATGCCTGGGAGATTGCTACGGAGCTGGCGAACGAATACGGCGTATCTATTTGTCACATCATCAGCGAGAGCGTCCGCTACTGTGCAGAGAATGCCGAATTTAAGGAGATGGACGTTGTCGTTAAACGATTGGTAGTCGGCAGTAAGGTGCTGGAGTAGGAGGGGAAGATGAACGAACTAGTATGGTTTTACTTTGTTGTCATAATCAATATTATCATTGGTTTTGCCACATACTACGCTAGCAAAAGAGATAGAAAAAAGCGCATCAACGAGTATAAAAAAATACAAGATGATGAGCTTGAAAGAATTAGAAATAAATTTAATTTATGATTTTTTAGAACTCTTTCCCTAGAAAGGAACATTATGAACGAACTAGAAAGAACAGCCCTCAATGAGATATTGAGGACCGTGACATATATTGCTGAGGAAAGGAGAGGAAGAGATGGCAAAAAAAGAATTTAAAAGTAGTTTCATCGATAGAAAAAAATTAAGTAGTAGTCTTAAAACACTGATGACTCAACAAGCTATTGACAGAGCAGAGCTTGCTGAGTCTCAGCGTAAGGAACTTGAAGAATTTATCAAGAACCTGTTTTAATTACTTAGAGCCACGTCGCCATTGCTCATCAAGCATGTCCGCTTGTTGATCGAGTAGTACATTGACAGTATCAATTACTTGGAAAGTGACATCATCTACTTTTTCGTGATTATCAGATAATGTCGCAATGAGTAATTTAATCTTGTCTTGGCCTAAGTCAACCATTACATCGAATGGATTTTGTTCATCGTTCATTACATCACCCCCTTTCTGCTTTTATTATAGCAAAAAGGGGAGAACAATAGGAAGGAAAGAGGGATGGCTTCAGAATATCTAACAGAAGAGGAAGTGGAAAAAATAAAAAAAGAACTTTTGCAAGTTCTTCGTAATCATAATCTGAACAGCGGACTGGCTAAAGCAGTTCTTGCTGATACTATTGAGACAATTGAGAAATATTCACAGTTGCCAGAGTAGTTATTTAAGGTTTTTGATGATAGCCTCAACAGAATTTTTTAAAAGTTTTCTTGTCTTATCAGTATCACTACTACCTATCCACAATAGTTTTGATGTTGCATCAGTTTTTACTAGATATACTTCATCGTAGACTTTACCTGCTTGGTTCTGATAAATGATATTAGCAACAATGGTCTCTTTAAAGCCATTATCAAGTATGTGCATAAATTTTTGCGAGGGAGCCATGGTGTAACCGACTAGGGATGACATATTAAAACCCAGTCCGTCAATATCTTTTGAAAATTTCAAATCTAGGATGGTTGCTGAAGTATTTCCAAAATTTTTGATAACTAGATATTTATGAAAGTCATTTATTTCTATAGTATCTAAGTAAGCAACGATAACAGGACGGTTTGCTTCTTCAGTTATCTCTGCTGTGAGTTTGTTGGCTTCACTAGCTATTTTGACAGCTTTGTGAGAATAGTAAATCGATATAATACTGACTGATGTAGAAGCAATGATGGAAATAATATTAATAATATCACTAAGCATATATAACCTCAAATTTTTATTTTAATTATACCAAATTTAGAAAGGAATATTATGAACGAAATTTTTAATTTTCACGGGCAGGAAGTCCGTACTTTGACAATTGATGACGAGCCTTGGTTTGTCGGAAAGGATGTTGCGGATATCTTGGGATATGCTAAACCTCTGGACGCAATTTCTCGGCACATTGATGAAGATGACTCCGTGAAATACGGACTCACCGACAACCTAGGACGAACACAAAATACCATTATCATCAATGAATCTGGTCTCTACTCTCTCATTTTATCCAGCAAGCTACCTCAAGCCAAAGAGTTCAAGCGCTGGGTGACATCAGAGGTCTTGCCAGCTATTCGCAAGCAGGGCGGTTTTATCCGTGAGGACTTGGACGAGGATGCCTTTATTGCTTTATTTACTGGTCAGAAGAAATTGCGTGAGCAACAGGCGACCATGCTGGAAGATATTGACTATCTTAAGAGTGAGCAACCAATTCATCCAAGCTATGCTCAATCTCTCCTGAAGAAGCGTAAGGCTAGGGTTGTGGCTTGCTTGGGTGGTATTGACAGTCCAGCTTATGCTGATAAGACTTTCGCTCAGTCAGTCTTTAGACAAGCTGAGATTGATTTCAAAGACCACCTTAACATTAGTCGCTATGATTTGCTACCGAAGAAGTTTGCAGAAGCTGCTCTTGCTTACTGGATGACGTGGGAGCCAAGCACCAATACTAAGATGAAAATTATGGAAATGAACGCTTATAGTCAAGCATAGGGAGGAGAGGAAAATGAGACCAAGACGATATCCGTATAGTGGGAAAAAAGAGTCCACCTTTGTAAAGGCAGACCCTGAGTTGGCATTGAATACCAATAAGATTAATATTGGAAATATACAAGCGAAAAATATATTTGGAAAAATTTTAGATAAAGAAAGTAGGTAAGAAGAATGGCTAAAAATTCAATGAACCTTGAAGTGAAAGTAAATGTTACGAATATGGATCAATTTAACGATCTTGTCAAAATGTTTAATGAAAAAGCTCATGAGCTTGAAGAACTTGCTCATAAGCTGAATTGGTTTCGTTTTGAAGCAGATATCCTATCAAATGATGGCAACTAGTTCAAAATTAGCATTTTCTGGAAACAAATAAATTGGATATGATTCTTTTGTTTCGAGATTACGGAACTGGTAACCAAAATAATCTTTTTTTGCATTTGAATTTTTTTCAGTTAGTATTTCAAGATTAGCTTGTGATAGTAGTTTAAAAATCTGAATACGAGCTTGTTCTAAATCGGACATTCTGTTCAAAGCTCTTAGTTCGTGCTCACTTGGGAATACACTTATCAATTCTTCTCTATCATCTAAATAGGTTATAGAATCATCTAGATAATCATGTTTTAATTTGAAATCGATAAATGATAAATTCCTGTATTCTTGATAGGTTACAAAGGTAATATTTTTATCTTGGAATCGGTAGACGAGGGAATCATTTTGTAATTCATCCTTAAATTCCGTAAGACCAATTAAAAATTTATGACAAGCTTCTAAAATACGAATTTGATTGAGATTCATTCTCTTCTCCTCATTTCTATTGAATTTTTGACTAAAACGCGAGAGGTCCTAGTTAAGAATATTATAGCAATTTGGGAAGGAATCACATCAGTCTTGAGACTGATATAGGAGGTATTGATGGAAGATAAAATCATTGAACTTGCTGATTACTTCATCAGCGAATCTACAACGTACAGAGAAGCTAAAATAGCATGTGAGAAGCTATTTAGACAAGTCAGCCATGAGATTGAACTCAGGGCTATGGAAAGTAAGACAGTTTGACAACAACGCAAAAAAGCACCTGACGGAAATCAGGCGCATATTAAAAAATATTTACAAGAGGATTATAACATGAACACTACTTCAAATTCAAATAAAATTTTAACAACCACAGATTACGATATGTTTAGAAAAATCAGCAATAGAAAAATCACTGAAAATCCTAAACTTGAAGAAGAACTTTTATCAGAAGGTCAACGTCAACCAATTTTAGTAAATGGGAAGATGGAAGTTATTGACGGGCAACATCGTCTGTATTACTTGAGAAAGCATAGAAAACCAGTGCGATTCATAGTTGACCCTACGGCTAATTTTAAGACGGTAATTTCGATGAATACATCGGCCGTCAATTGGGCATTACAAGATTATGTGTATTCTTTCTCTTTAGAAGGAGACCCTGAGTTTATTAAATTAGCTAAATTTTTAGACGAGAACGAATTGCTTAGTGACAGGATGGTAATCATAGCTGGTTCAGGAAGACGGGATGGTACAGCTACACCAATCATCAGAAAATTAAAACAAGGCAATTATGTATTTTCAAACGAAAAACAGTTAAGAGAGTTTTGTAAGTTCTATGAACGAGTTTTAAACGAAACAAAACTTCCTAACAAACCATTTCTACAATCTGTTTTATGGACTTTGTATACGACATCTGTTTTTGATGAAAATAGAATGTTGACGCAATTGAAAAAGTCGGATTTGACGTCAGAAGCTATTGAAGGATTTTCAAAGAAAAAATTGTTATTAACTTTTTTAGAAACCTATAACGGAAGATGGAGTGATGATCACCCTTCTTTAATTCAATACTTCATCAACAGAAAAGGGGCGTTAACAATTCCTAGTTTGCCTAAACAGGATGAAGATAATTAAAAAAGAGAGGAAAATGCCAATGGCAGTCGATTTGAATGAATTGGTTGAAGCAGCAGTTGAAAAAGCTTCAGAAAGAATTATTGAACTTGTTCTTCAATCTATACAAGAAGCAGAGAGACGAAGTTCAAGGAGAACTCACTGGGCGCCTATCAAAGAGGTTCAGGCAGAGACAGGTTGGGGTCGTAAGAAAATTGAAGATTTCAGAGACGCAGGGAAATTCCGCTACCAGCAAAATGCTAAAGGCGGTAAATACTTATATGACATGAACGATGTACTTCGCTTTCAAAGTCAGTTAGCAAAATAAAGGAGATAGAAAAATGTTTGAACCACCGATTTTAGACCAGTTGATGGGAGTAGGAGCCTTGCTGCTTGGATTTGCAGGGGCTTGCCGTCATATCAAATTGCAGGAACAACGCAAGGAAGAAGAAAGACGAGAAGAGCAAGAATTTGCATCTATGATTATCCAAGGGTACAACCATGCATACGAACGTGGTAGAGAGGACAAATGGCAAGAAATTCGCAATAATATTCGGCAAGAGTTTAAAGGTTTCACCTACGATAACGAACCGCCTGTAGGCTTGCGTTCAGAACATCTAGACTTACGCCAAGAACCTCTGGCATTACCAGAGCCTAAAATGCACATCTTGAAGTGAGGAGGTCAGGAAATGGAAGAATTGATTGAATGGCTGTTGTGGCATGAGAGAGTGAATATTAAAATGATGTCGTCTGATGAAGAGAAGTCTGATTTTGAAATATATTTAGAGGATGAGAATAGGAAAATATCACTTATCAAAGAATACCTGGCTGACTATGAAAAACTAGCTAAGGACTATCGTGATGTAGTCTCTGAAAATAAGCTGTTAAAGGTTGAGAAGATGGCGCTAGAGGGTATGCACATTTATGATGATATGCGAATGAAGTACCTTGCGAATCGTAGGAAATGGGGTGCTCGGTATGTCTGAAATCAAGTGGATAAAAATCACAACGGATATTTTTGACGATGAAAAGATTTGCCTGATTG